TTACTCGAATGTGATCGTGCAGCTTGCGTCAATCGTTGCTGCAGTTGTTACAGCTACCTGGATATCCAAAGTATTACCAGAAGTTACGCCTAGTGCAGTCTTTTCTTGGACTACACAGTTTGCAACTCCAGTACCACCACTTGCGGCTTGTGCGATTGCAGGACCCATAAATGTGGCATCTCCTTCCTGGAGTGCCGTTCCGGTCAATTTAAATCCTGAACACAGATCTGCACCAGTCCCGACGGTGCTAACTCCCATTGATATCTGAGATATTTGAGATACTCCAGTAGGCACTACAAGACTAAGTCCTGAAGATGCAAACTGATTGTTCATGCTCTGGAAAGAAGTTGTGGCTGAAAGCGCTGCTTCTGTCCTGGTTACTACGATTGCCATATTATACTCCGAAAGGATCCATCATTGGGCTAGCTCTGACCTTGATGGGCCCGAGACTGGCTAATACTGGAGAACCTCGTGAAAATGATTTTACTGCAGCTTTTGCTACGAATGCTGAAACAAGTGTCTTAGTGATTAATGATTTATTCTTTTTTGCTGCATTAGATAATGTCGCTATTCCATCATTTACATTACCTGCTAAAAAAGATTTCATTGCTGATCCTGCATTTGTTTGATCTAATAATGCCAGGGCAGCCCCAGTTTCAATTATATTTATTCCAAATTGGCGAGGAGCTTTACGTCTACTCGCTCTACGTCTTCGTACCATATACTCATTAATGAGTAGGTCTTAATAAATAAGTAGGTATCCAATTTTGAGTATTATCTAGTTCCTTTATATTTCATATTCTTTACTAAACTTGGTGATATAATGAATAAAGATAAATTTCATTTTGGTGCAACCAGCGTAATGCGCGAGGTTCCACCTGGTAAGACTGCCGTGATCCAATTCAACGGCAAACTAGAGGAGATCGAGACAGAATGGGGAGCTAAGATGAAATATCCTATTCTCCTTTTCTCCCATCCCTCCTACGAATCTATCTCTAAAGAAGGAATAGAAACAGTATGGCAGAGCAATAGCCAGGCATCAAGAGATCTGGCAACTGCATTAGAGCAGGGTATCAAGGAACTATCCGCAGCTTTCCATAAGAATAAATGGGAGTTAACAAGGACAGAGGAAGGTACTTACTTCCTGGATGTTATACTGTGAAGCGCCGTTGTAATATCTGTCTACAATCAATAGACCATCTCAAGACTGATAGATTCAATAATACTGTAACGATTTGTTATGATTGTCAAAAAATCTTAACCAGGATAGTTAACAGCGGAATTGTCTGGAAACCCTAGCTCTTCTTTCTTACCAACGGAATCGATTTTAAGGATTGAAGTGGTAGGTGGGATAGGAATGGGTATAAGAAGCGAGTTCGACCCGTTTAAACCCTACTCCAACCCTAGCTTTGGGCTTGTTTGACCCTTATTAGACCCTTCGTTTGGGCTTGTTTGACCCTTTAACAGCCCTTCTAGCCCCTGGCGCTTCATTAACAGATCCGCAACAAACCCCATGATGGGGCTTTCCTTGGTTATCGCTTTAATTGTGGTTTGGCCGGTTGCATCATCCAGTTTTTTACTGGCTGCACCGATTGACCCGTAAAACGAAGCCTGGAACGCTTCGAGCTTTTCATGCATCCTATCATCAATCTCATTTACGATAGGATCCAGAATCAATAATAAATCTTCATCACTCTCGGATGATTTCGCCCATTCTACCCATTTATCCTTACTCAGTTTGGCGATGTAATGACTTATTCCAAAATAGAATAATGACCAGGCAATAAAATAACCCAATAATTCAAAAACTGTAATAACCAATTAACGTCCGCCAGGTATTCTAACACATGACCAAAGTTTCGTAAAAGGATCTTGATATGCATATTCACCCAGGCCACAATCGGGTTTTACCTTCAGTGTCTCACCGTTTCCATTTGGTGCAGGAGGGCCAATGGGTCCGCTAGCTATTTCAATATCCTTAAGCCATTCTATCATTACAATTAATGCACCTACGTTCATCTTTTCACGTACTTATCCCAAAAGTCTTTAGCTTCTCCCTTGTAGAATAAACCCCCCGTCAGGGGCAAAAACGCAACCTCACCTAAAGCTTCGGTTAAATCTTTGTAAAAAAGCACTGTATCTATTTTCTGTGCTAGTTCTGGATCAATTGCAGTCTGTTTAGATAAAGCACTGATGATTATAGGCAATATTACCGGCAGTGATGCAATAGCAATGCCGCCAAGTAAAAGTTTAGGAGTCTGTTCATTGCCTAAAAATGTGTTTATATTTTCATGGATTTTATACCTGGATAAAGCATCACGTTGACCAGGCGTTAATTGCTGAATCTCTACGTCTATCGGTACTGCTTCGTAAACCATTAGCGCCTCTTCTTTTTACCAGCTGGTGTTTTACGAAATGCAATTGCCATTTTTTTCAGATTTAATTTACCTGATCTGTACCGAAATCTTGGTTTATTGGAATTCGCCTTAACGTATTTGTTCCAGGCTGATAGTTTACGCTTTTTTGGTTTACCTGGTGCGATTCTCCCAGCTCTAGCACCTTCAACATATGTATCACCAAACTGGAAACCACAATTAGGACAATACTTCATGATACCTGCTTTCCTTCCAGGACAACTGTCATAGATCCAGTAGGACCAGTTGCCTGGACTTTCATTCCTGTGTTTGGTGGGATCGTATAGTATAGATTGGGGAATTGAGGCCCTACTCCGGCATTAATAATCAAGAACTTAGCCACATGGAGGGCTTCGCCGTTTCCCTGGATAGACCAGGACAAAGCGTCACCTGCAGAACATCCGCTATAGTCAAACGAAACGTTAGTGACAACACTGTAAAAACGGTTTGGTGATATAAAGTCTAACAGAGTTGTGACTCCTGCAGTTAGTGCTTCCTGTCCACTCCAGGCGAATACATGATCACCAAAGAAGTTCAGAGTAGGCCCCGTCGAAAGTGTCACTTGTGAACCTTACCACTGAATAAACCAAAGCTCGGAATATTGGATGTATTGGTAGTAATACCTTCAATCTTAACATTGGTATAAGGTGGAATCAAAAGATAAATGGGATTATCTAAATCAAACATTGCATATGCTGCATTATTATAGACTCTCATTTCAGCTACTACAAGTCCATTATAACTAATATTAAACCCTGTAATCTTATTGGAACCCATGTTAGTTATATCAAACGTAATCTGATAATGACCTTCAATTATATGATTACCTGTAGTGAAATCAAAATGTGTCTCTGTGCCATTATTGAGAACTATCTCGCCAGATTGTGCATAACAAAAATTCCCAACATAATTAAGATCCTTTCCAGTTGAAGCTATTACATTGCTCCCAGAATAACCAACGCCTTCAGGCATTGTTTATTTACTCGAATGTGATCGTGCAGCTTGCGTCAATCGTTGCTGCAGTTGTTACAGCTACCTGGATATCCAAAGTATTACCAGAAGTTACGCCTAGTGCAGTCTTTTCTTGGACTACACAGTTTGCAACTCCAGTACCACCACTT